ACGCCTTTAATTTATCGGCAATGCCGTCAAACTGGGTTTTAATGCTGGTCAATACGCTTTCAGCCTTGGCATAAGCATCGCTGACATCTTGTGTCGCGTTGATGAGCTTTTGTTGCCATTGGTAGCGCTTGTCGAGGGCGTCTATTTCCTGCTGGCGCTTGGCATTTAACGCCGCCAGGGTACGGCCTTGGGCTTCCATTAGGGCTATCTCCTGGTCTTTTTTGAACTTGGCAAGGCTCGCCTGTGCCGAGTAATACGCATCGGCAGCTGTGCTTAATTTAATGAGCATGGCATAGCGCTCAATATTGGCGTGGTTGGTCATGTCCAACGACTCCAGTAATTTGCGATAGCCCTCGCGCGTCGTGGGCAAGGCAAGGTCAACTGTTTTCAGCGCTTCGGCCAGTTGTTTTTGTTGCCTGATGGCTTTTTCCCGGTCGCCGTTGAATTTGTCGAGATAGACGCCAAATTGGTCTTGGAACTCTTTAAGCCCCCCGGCAAAGGTCACGATACCATCGGCAATCGCCAGGGCATCACGGCCAATGGTTTGCTTTGAAACTGAAAAGGCATCCTTGACGACCGCCACTTCAGCAACCACCCGGACGGCGGTCTCCAACATGCCTTCCCCGAGTTGCTGGTATTTACCAATGATGTCGCCAAAGACACTGGTGGCCATGCGGTCCATGGCGGCGCTAATGACGTTATTAAGCTTTTTAGCGGCCTCTTCGCCGGTCAAGCCTTTTAAATCAAGGGAGATGGACGGGATAACCGCTTGCCTTAGTTTTCCCTCAAGACCCTGGCCTAACGCTCTTGATAAACCCAACATGGTATCGCCAATGCTGGCAAATATGTCATTAATGCCTTTGGCAATGCCTGAATCCAGTTGGGAAAGTTGCAGTTGGTAGGTGTAGGTTTTTTGGCCGCCAAAGAATCCGCCGCCGTGGCCGGTTTGGACTACATCGGCTTGCCGTGACCTGACGATTGCGCCCGCCAGGATATCCCCAAAGGCGATAGGGTCTGTCCAGATCCCCGTGGCAATGGTGTTAACGTTTTTCTTATTGGGTTCAAACGAGGTTAAGCCCCCGGCTTTAAACACATTGGCGATGGTTTGCTTGATGGCGTCGGTCAGGTTTTTAATACCGTCGTTGATGCCCATTAACTCGACGTATTGCGCGGCGTTGATGTCGTTTAAAAGCGTGAGTGAGTTGTTGATGCTTTCCGAGAGTTTAAGCGGGTCGCCTAGAGAGGTGCCTCCGCCTGCGGTGGCGGCTTTTTGTTCCGGCGTCATGTCCGCCGCTTTGCTTGTGCTACTGCCACCGCTGGCAAAACCCAAGGTTGCCATCACCGCCAACATGGCCGCAACCCCGGCAAAGCCTGCCCAGCCTGACTGGGCGAACATTTGCGCCGCGCCTGCCGCAACGCCGGTTTCTGTCGTTGTGAAATTAGACGCCATGGTAGCGGCGTTCATAACCATCTGGGCAGCGGCCAGCCCTTGTGACAAGGTGTTAAAGGCTTTGGCGGCGGTACTGCGCTCGTTGAACATCGATGCTGCACCGGCTGAAATCTGGCGAAGGCCAGTGAGCGTTGAATTTAGGTTGCCTTTTTCAAGCGTTGCCTCGTCTTTTGACAGCTTTATTTTATTTTTCTGGTAATCAATGGCCTTGGGGTTGGCCTCGTTTAATTTCTGCATCCGGGCATTTTCGGCCAGCGCCACGGTGTTTTCCGTGATGGAATTAACCATCAGGTCAAAAGCTCCCGCCATGGCATTGATACCGCCCAGAGCGCCATCAAATACCCCAGATGTGATAGCGCCCAAGTCGCTGGTTTTAACCTTGGCCTGGTCTAAGGCGGCAACATAAGACTTTAAGGCGTCGGCATCCTTGGCGATACTGGCTGTTTCTGACGTTTTGGCGATATTCTTGTCATATTGCGCCATGATGGGCGCTTGTTGGTTGGGCGCTATGCCGCTAGTGGTTAATGTTAGCCGATAATAATCCCGTGCCGATAGGGTGAGTTGGTTGTATTGGCTGACCAGGGCGGCCATTGCGTCGGCTTGGGTCTTTTTGGCTTTGGCATCCTTTTCGTTGTTTTGGTTTTCAGCGGTCAGTTGTAATAAATACAGCTTTTTTTCTTCCGACAGATTCTTAAGCGCGCCCGATTGTACTTTGTATTCCATCGCCGCCGTGGCGCTGGTGTCCGCTTGAGTGGCTTTGGCTTCCAGTAGGGAGGCCACTTGGCTTTCATAAGCGGATTGCAGGCTTTTAACGGCTTGCGCTTCTTCCCGTGCCGCGTCTGAAATGGCTTTAGCCGCTGCACTGTGTACCTTTGAGGCGGCATGATGAGCGCCAGCAGCTTTAGTGTGTGTTGTGGCGTTGGCTTCTATCTGTTTTCTAATTTCAAGCGCATCCGCTGTCGCTGTCGTTTGTTTTGTAGCGCTGCTAGCGTCTGTATAGCCTGGTGGCTTTGCGCGTCCGGTCAAGTCGATAACTTGCCCGTTGTCACCTGCCCCGCCTGACTTTATCAGACCTGTTAATTGACGCCATTTCGCCATTAATGAGCCGACGGCAAGTCCTAAATCTTCCACGGCGATGGCAATACCTGTTAAAACAGGGGTTAAGACATCAGCGACAGGGGTTTCGATCACTTTAACTAAATTTGTCCAGGCGTTTTGGATGTCTGAATATTTTGCCGTTAGCGTGCTTCCTGCATCTTCAGCCGCGCCTTGATATTGTGCCAATGAACCGACCAGGATACGTCCAAACATTTCAGAAGTGACTTGGCCTGCTGCCACGACGTTTTTAAAATCCCCTACGGCTGATTGTCCGGTATAGCCTGCGGCTTCTGCAATTTTCACCATTAGTCCAGGAATAGGCTCAGTGACCTGTTTCATTTCCTCCCATTGTAGCGTGCCAGAGCTTAATGCCTGGGTAAGCCCCACCATTGATTGCCCTAATTGTTCTGAACTTGCCCCCGTTCGGCTCTGTGCGTTGCTTAATCCTTCAAGAATGGCCGCACTTTGTTGACGGGATATAATCCCCGTTTGCTCTATCGTCAAAAGCCTGCTAAAAGAATCCGTTAAGCCGATTAAATCCTTATGGTGTCGGTTGGATACCTCTGCCAGATAGGCCGTTGCTTGTGTGTAATCATCGGTGCTCTTGGTGAGGCTCCGCATACGGACTTCAAGATTTTGTAACGTCTCAGTAGTTGATATAATACTTTTACCCAACATAGCCATACCAATACCGGCAACAGTACCCGCCATGGCGGCGGCTGATATACCAAACCTGTTGAATGCTGAGGCGCTGGCGTTGGTTGCTGATGTAACTTCCCGTTGCCCATTTGCGAGTTCGGAAAATTGGCGTGAGGTGGTTTGTGCGGCTGCTCCGGTCTGGCTAACGGCGGCCTGAATCCGGTGCAGCTCACCGGTTACTTGAGAACTGCCATCGGCGTGGATAGTAATGCCCAGTACAATAGGTGCTGCCATTATTTTTTTCCTGTTGTCTCGTTGGCGGCTTGTTCGCGCTGCTCATTGATACCGGTTAGGGCGCCGTGCTCGAGAGCCTGTATGTCAACCAGCAAGGCCATTTGTTCCGATTTTCGTTGGCAGTTAAGAGAAATAACCGCAATAACAGCGGTGTAATCCAGTCCGGTCACGCCTTCATAGCCGGTGCGCCATTGTGTTTGCAGCGTGGCAAACAGGCCAATCGCTGCCCAGGCATCAAACCAGACGATAAAATCAGTCGTTCCCGGTTTCTCGGCTAGCCATTCCACGAACCAATCCGGTTTGCCAGCGTGTTGGTTTTCGACACTCTTTGCCAGGCTGGGTACGCCGAAAAATTCCGTATCAGAGAGCGGCTTGTTAGGGGCATAGGGCATCGGTTTTTCAGTAGACGTTACCCAATAATAGCCCGCCGCAGTCAGTTTTTTAAGCGGGTTTTCCGGTAGTCTGCATTGGTAAGTCCTAGCTGGACGCACATAAAAGCATCCGCAATAGGCTGTTGCAGCCAGGGTTCGGCAAGAATGGCGTCGAGCAGTTCGGGCGTGAACTCCATGGGCTGTTTTTTATCGTCCAACAGCGGGCCGATAGCCCGTATATACGGCTTGGCTATTTTCCAGATCGGTTCACGCGCTTCTTTGCTATCATCGCCCGTCATTGCATCGGGGCTGGCCCTTAGTTGCTGGGCAAGCTCTTCCCAGCGCTCGGACATTGACGACCAGAGGTCACGCGGGATGATTTCAAATTCAACATCAAATTTATGCAGTGTAACTTTATCGCCATCCAAGGGCTCTTTAGCTTCCACCGGGATGATACGTGATTCTTTTTTACCAATGACCAGCGCCATAAAAAACCTATTGTAAAATGATGTTTATATCGTTGCTGCCGGTTCCGGTCGGCAATATATTAAAATCCATGCCAAGCATTTGGATTCCGTCTTTTTCTGAATCGCTGGGATTGAGCAATTGCACGGATTTACAAAAAATGGAGATTTGGTTGCCGATCGGGCCGTGGGTAAACGAGACCTGGTTGGTTTGCGCGTTAATAATCGCGCTGTAAAAATCAACCTGGGAAGCTAAAGGTGACCAGATAGATACATTGCCTTTCACCGCCCGGTTTTTGATATAGATCATATCAGCGCCAGGGGCGTCTAAATGCACCAACTCATTACCGAGGTCAAAACTGATTTTATCCATGACCGTATCAGCGAAACCGTTAACAATCAGGTTTTGCGTATTGTCGTAATTAATCGGTAAAGGCTCAACCCACGCGCTTAAGTCAAAGCTGGGGAAGGCCCCATCTTCGTAGCGGTCAACAAGTCCCTTATAGGAAAACTTCATCACGGGAATGGCGTTGTTGTTAAACTCAAACGAGACATTGCCCCGGGCATAAATAAAACTATGCAAAGCGCCGTCTTCATAATAGTAAAAGGTGTTACTGATGTGGTTTGCAGATGACGGCGTATATTTAACGAAGGGGTTAAACGAGAAAACGGTGGTTGTCGTGGGCGCTTTTTTAAAGGCGGGCGTGACCGTTGCAATCTTGCTGGTGCCATTGTAATCAATCACCAGGCGATAGGCTGACAGGGTAAACGCGCCACCCACTAGCGTCAGGAACTTATAGGGTGTTTTAACGGTTACCAGCCGCGTGGTGCCGTTGCTGGCAATGATGGGCTTGATCTCAGTGACCTTAAACGTTGAAGCTGATGTGGGGATCGTCGCCAGTTTTGATGCTAAGGTTGCCTTCCTGCTTACGGTGTCATAAGCGGAAATACGGCGTATTTCTGTAACGGCCCCCGTTGTAATTTTCAAGTCACAGCCAAGGATATTAGCGGAAGCTAAAGAAGCGGGTAGATAGATATAATTAACCGTTGATATAAAGCTTCCTGAGCTGACAATAGTCCCGGAAAAATGCACGACGGTGGCCGCCATGCCGACATAATAATCATCATTGTACAGGATGGTGTAAGCCGTTGCCGCTGCGGGTGCAGAGGGAAAAGCCGAGGAGACGGTGGCTACTTTCGTGGAACCTACGTAAGCCGAAATAGTCCGGGTTTGCCCGGCTATGATCAAGCTCATGCCGGTATAGAAATCATCATCCGCCGAAGCGGTTACGGCCAGGTTTATAGCGGTTGTTGTCGAGGTGCCGACGGTTGACCCCGTTGCTATGTTATCGGTGGCGGGCAGTTTTATCTGTGCCTGGTCGGTAACACCGGGCGCTTGTAATACGCCGGATTGAAATTCCGCGAGGACGGTCATCCCGCAGTAAATATCATCAGTCGCCGAAGCGGCCGTATCCAGTTTGATGCTGTTGAGCGTGCCGCCTTGGGCAGTAGCGCTAATGGCTGTCGCTGAAACGGTTTTTACCATGCCGCAGCCGCGTAAAACAGCATCATAGGCAGGGGTTGTCCCTGGCGTGGGGACGCCTGCTGCATTGCCGCCGGTGGCCAAGGCTATTTCAAAATCCAACTGGCCTTCAGAGGTCGCCACCACTTTTGCACTCGACCCCATGAACGGCTTGATGGTGTTGCGGTCAATGGTTTTCACATCGAGTTTTTTTACGGTCAACGTTTCGACATAGAGGCCGTTTACTGAGGTTGGGGACGAATCAATACCGGGCGTGGTTTCGGCCTTGGCAATTAAAAATCGCTTATTGGTTAGGCGTGGATCACTCATCATCTTCCCCTAATTTGTGTTCATCGTCGGATTCAGCTACGGCTTCGGCTGCATCGTCCGCATCAATCCCGGCACCCTCTTCAGCTTCAACCGGTTCTTGTTCTGTTATATCTTCAATCCCGCTCATGGCTTTACTCCCGATCCAGTTGATTTTATCGTTTCTTGCCTGTCTGTACTTACAGTTTCCATGGCGTCAGGTTGTGCAGTTTCCTGACTGTCAGGTTGTGCATTATTTACGTCAATTTGTACAAGTTGTTCCCCCTCCGTAATTTCTTGGGGTCCATCGTCCAATACATAAGAATCAGTCTTAGCGTCATAGCTGCCACTTTTTCCGGTTTTTTTATAGTCTTCAAAGTTCAAGTTCATTTTTAATCCTAAGCTACCCGAAGATAGCGGCTTGTTTGCCAAAGTTCGCGCCAGAAGTGCAGCCCGTCACGCATTAAAACCAGATCGCCGCCGCCATATTCCAGCGGCGCATAACTGTTATCAACCGTCAAGCCAAGTAACACGCCCCGGATCAGAGTGCATAAGGCTTCGCTTTCGTCTGAATTAACCCCGCCCCGGGCATCCTGCACATTGCGGGTCACGACCAATACGCCCAGCGTTTCCATGCTCAGTTGCGAGATTGTGCTAATCGCGGTATTGGGGTTAACGGTTACTTTTTGCCTGAACACATAACAACCCGGCGGCGTGACAGCATTCGCCAATACGGATTGGATACCCGCCGCCCCGCCCACGTCTTTAAATTCATGGATTGCCAGCCGGATGGTGTCTTCAACCAGCGCCCTTAGCATCATTAATAATTTTCCACGGCAACCGGCGCATTGCTGCTGATTAAGATACCGCCCATGGCTGATGGAATCGGTTCCCCACGGCTATCGGGGGCCAGTTTTATCGTCCCGTTAGCGACCATTTTTAGATAAGCGATAGCACTGTCATAACGGGCCTTTACGGGCTCATTCATTTGGTCGTCGTAACAATAATACCTGACAATATCGCCCGCCAAGCGGACAAAATTAGCCGGTACATTGGCTAACGGCAGGCTGTAAGCGCCCAGGTAGCCATTGATTTCCGAGTCAGCGTCGCTTATTAGCTGCATCAACACCGCATCGTCAATGTCCCCGCGTCTGTCCCTATCCGTGCGCTGGATGAGTTCAGCCACGCCAAACCGGTCAATCAGGTTTTGTTTCGTGCAATAGCTCATGTTTGCAAATGAGGTTGTTAGCCAGTAACACCGAGGCCGCCTGTTCAGACAGCACTATTTTATCTTGCGGCTGATAGCTAAAGCCGTCATGTTGCAGGGGTTCTATTACCCGATACTCAGTATCAACGGGTTTATGGGTTTTATCGGCCATTTAAGCCACCGCCGCAGAAATCAGATAGCCCGCGTTCACGCAACTAAGGACCGGTTTAACCGCATCGGATACGTCATAGAGCCAAGACCGCGTGGTATAGTCGTAATGCGGCGTTTCTACAAAGGGATAGCCAGATAGCTGGTAGGTATAGCCGTAAGTCGGCCTCCCCATATCGGCCAGGCCGCTTTGTTCGGTATAGGCCACAATGACGAATTTTCCCCAAATATCGGAGAAGGTGCCCGCCTCATCGGCGCTGATGGCATCGCCTACCACGACCGTGGAAACGCCGAACAGGGAGGCTAACAGTTCAGGTGTAGGCACATCACGACCGGTATATTTAATACGATCAATAATTTTAGGGTGTTGCACCATAGACTTAAGCACGGCTGCACCTAGAACGACGGTGTTGGCGCGTTGTCCTACGGCCTGGCGTACTGCATCTTTTGCCACTTCAATATCTTTGAGGGGGTCGGATACGCCGGTGGTCAGGTCGCTCCATTGGCTGGTGCCTGATAATGTCGTCTTGTTAGCGGCCTGATAACTGCCTGCGGTCGTTGCCAGTGTCGCCTGGTCAATTTCCAGCCGCAATTGCATAATATCCTGGACGGTGCGCACGGAGGCAGACGCCAGGTTAATACCCGGGACGGCTTGCGCTTCTTCCAGAAGTTCAATCGGAACGACAGCGGATAAGGCGTGGTCAACAATACCATAGGTTTGTGAGCCATAGCCGATAGAAATCCGCTTGACGGCGGTTCCCGGCGCCCGTGCCGTATCAAAGGTCATAAAGCTTTCTTTTCCAAACTGGATAATTTTTCCGGCGCGTTGGGTGACTGGAACGGAGGGGAACAAGGCGCTGCCAATCAGGGCCGAGTTTTTATAGCCTTGGGCAACGGTTGATAAAATCGGGTCGATAACCCGCGTTGCTGAGATAGTCATTTGAGTCATGGCGGTTCCTTATGCGGCGATGGGCAGCAATAAAATTTCGATAAATTTTCCGGTGCCTGAAGCGGCTTGCAGGGCAATCCCTACTTTAGCGCCTGAAGTCGCCCAGGTGATGACTTTGCCGGTGCCATCCACTTTTAAGGTGTCGCCTGCGGTGATAGCCCCGCCTGCCTCGCAAACGGTGGTGCCAAGGACATCGACGGGGACTTTATCACCCGACACGGCGGCGGTTCTGACGACGCCCAACACAGCGGCATCGGCGGAAGGGACAGCGCCCGCGAAAGTGATAAAGCGTTCGGCCACCAGGGTGGCAGAGGCTGCGATGGTTAGCGTTAATAGGGGAAAACTTTGCTTGCTCATAATTGCGCCTCAACCGCTAATATGGCGGCTTCATAAGTGGTGTTATGTTCAGATTGGTAGTTTTTAATTTTGGTATGTAAAGCCACCGTTTCAGGGTCAATTGAATAACCTGTCGGCGTTTTAAAGGCGCTTATTGTCCGGTCATCAGGCCCTATCCCATTTGTTTGCAGGCCACTTAAGGCGGCAATAGGACGGGCAGTATCCAGATAGGTCGTGAGTGCGGCCAGGTCTGTGCTGCCTAATTTTTCCGCCCAGACTTTTTGCGCGGGTAACAAGCGGCCATCGGCTAGGGCAGGCTCAATCATCTGACGGATTTTATCGCCTTGCACTGTAGCCAGTAACGCGGCATATTCGCCTTGCAGGGCTTGCATTACTTCAACGGGCACGAAGCTTGACACATCTGGCAGGTGTGCGGACAGTTCTTCTATCCGGTGGGTTTGCGCGCTTAAATAAGCGGCCAGGCCTTGGGTCGTGTCTTCGGGTGTTGAGATAAGGGTTTTGAGTTTTTCCAGCTCAGCTAGCACCTCATCAAGCGTTGCTAACGTTGGAAGGTTGAGTAAATATCGCAGGCGTTCAAGCAGTTCGTCTTGATCCATGGTGATGTCCTGTTGTAGTGAAACGTGAAAATGTGCGGCGGCAAGATCGTTCAAGCCATCAAGCGCGGGATAGTTGACCAGGGCGGCCATCAGCAGGCCGGTGACTTCGCCGGTACTTGGGTTGAAGGTTAAAACCGGGGAGATGTAGCGGTATTCTTTGGACTCAATGGCTTGGGTTGCGGCGGCTGTCCATTCGACATTGGTGGCATAAAGACCGTCATCAGACCGCCATTGCAGGGCTGAGAACCAGCCTGCGGCGGGCGCTTGTTGGCCGTTGGTTTTACTGTACAAGGTCTGGTGGTCGTAATCGATCAGGTAATTGTCTTGCTGGCTGGCACAAGCGCTAAGCAATGCACCGGCGCTTTGGTCATTCATCAGCCAGCCGGATAGTCCGTGCGGGCGTCCGTCCTTGGCTTTGAATTTACCTGATGGAAGTAGTTTAATTTCGGTAGGCACAGAACCGCCCAGCTCAATCAGCCGTGCAGAAAGGGCAATGGATACCGGGGGTGTTTTACTCATGGCAAGATGGTAGCGCCATGGGCGGGGCAATTGTAAGGTGAAATGTTTCACCTTAAACCTGCTTTAACTAAGGACTATGATAAGTTAACCTAATTTAACTAAGGAAACTGGGTGAAAGCGGCTAAATTAAATCTTCCAGTTATTGAAAAAGGGGCGACGTGGCGGCATTCACTCATCTGGAATGACAGCAACGGCCAGCCCATTAATTTAACGGATTGCACGGCTAAAATGCAAGTTCGGGAAACTGTGGAATCGGCTTCGTTTTTACTGGAGCTCAGCACCGAAAACAACCGGATTACGATTACCCCATCCATTGGAAAAATGGACTTTTACATAGCAGCAGCCGATACCGATGCGCTAATCGGTGCAGGCGGTTTATATGATCTGGAAATTTATTTTTTAAATAGCGATACCGTGCGCCTGTGCTACGGTGTAGTTATGTTTAGCGAGCAAATAACGAGATAACCCTATGTCTTTTTTTATTACCCCCGTTATTGATGTTTTAATATCGTCTGAGCAGGGGCCACCAGGACCACCAGGACCACCAGGGGAGGCTGAAACTTCGGTAGTTTCACTCTCTGATAGTGACAATGATGTGGTGTTAAATGCCCAGGGGCAGTCTAATTTTTCGATAAGACTCACTAAAAACCATGTTCTGTTAAACCCTGTAAATCTTGGCGATGGCAGGTTAATTAGAATAGCGTGTACACAAGATTCAGTCGGTAAGAGGCTATTAACCTACGATACTTCTTACCGATTCCCGAAGGGGGCGGCGGCCTTAAGCACTGAGGCGGGTGCATTGGATTTGATAGTTTGCTACTACGACGGCGCCTATCTACTCTGTACACTGTATAAAGGGTTTGCTGCCCCGGTAGCCTATACCCCAGGGACTTTCGATTTTTCCGCCATGCAAGCATCGGGCTTAACAGCACTTATATAAAAGGAAAATACTCATGCCAACTTCCATACAAGTCCTTGACGCCACGGGAACCCCTCAAACGATCAACACAAACCCGGCTTTAGGCCAGGCGTTGGCAAATGCCAGTATTCCGGTTGTGCTGGCTTCCGACCAAGGGGCGCTGCCGCTAGCATCGGGCGCGTCAACCTCGGCCAAACAGGATACCGGAAATACATCGATTGCCAGTATTGATGCAAAAACGCCCGCTTTAGTTACCGGACGAATCCCCGTTGATGGGTCAGCCGTAACGCAACCTGTTTCAGCCGCGTCCTTGCCGCTTCCTACGGGTGCCGCCCGGGAAACGGGCGGCAATCTGGCTGCCATATTAGCCGCCCTGGAATCTGGATCATCGACTGCTTTACTAGCAGGTGAGTTACATATAGGTTCAGTATCAGGCCAGAGTGCGTTAGTTTCCGCCAGTTATGCCCGGCCTGCCAATACGGATTATTATACGGCGCTTGATGTTTTTTCAAATTCAACATCTGCGCCCGCATTGTTATCATTCACTAATATTGCACGCGTTAACGCGGGCTCAGGTTATATCGTTAAAGCGCGGTTAGTCACTGACCAGGCATCCAATGCGTCCCGGTTCAGATTGCATTTATTTCATACAGCCATTTCACCGATTGCTGATAATTCGCCCTTTGCATCCCTGTATGCGAACAGGGCCAATAAAATAGGCTTTATTGATTTTGATGCAATGGGTGCGGAAGGCTCTGGGTCTGATTGTGCGGAATCGAGCAATTTTTCAACCCGTTTAAAATTCGTGTGCGCAGCCGCATCACGCAGCCTTTATGGCATTTTGGAGGTCCGTGATAATTTTACGCCGACCTCGGGGCAATCAATTTTTGTAGAACTAACGGCAGAAATAGACTGATTTTATGAACCCTGCAACCAAACAGCTTATAGTAACTACGCCACGTACTAAGCTCTTTTCATTTGATGAGATAGGCTCCGGTTTTGGCGGTCCCACTGTTATTAATAGTGGGAAATTATATTGGCTTGCCTTAAATGGAATGGCTGTTTCCGCATGGATTGGCAGAATCAAGGGTACTTCCTGTTCAATTAAAGTCCGCAATGCCGGGGATGATTATTCATCCATCATGGTCAGTGTCGATGGCAAAAAGGCGGTCTCTGCTATTCCCTACGGAAGCGGCGACATTCATTATTTGTTTAAAGACCTGGAAGACACGCTGCATACCATCGTTGTCATGCCGGGCGCAGGGGCTTATTATCAATATTTTTCCATAACTGACCCGGCCATTTTTGCAGTCACCGGTGCAAGCCCTGAAATCATACCGGCCAATACGATAATTTCCGCAGGGGATTTTCAGGCCAATACGGTCCAGTCCGGGTTTTTTGAAAGTTATAGCCAAGGTGGAAACACGCAAACGGGAACGGTTCCGGCAACCCTGTTAAGCCGTGATTACGGTGGCGGAAATCCGGGCGGTTGCAGCACGATCTGCTTTAAAAGCGACGCTAGCCACATGATCATAACCTCAAACAGCCATTGTTTGTTTGTGTGTATAGATGGAACCACTACCACCCGCTATGGCACTGAAAAAACCGGGGACAATACCAATAATCTGGGCGCAACTCCCTTACCCTTTCCACTATCCGGCAATACTTGGGATGCTCAGGGGCCGTTCTTTTCAAACTTTTCCGTCTCGTGGACGATTGCATTGCCCCCAGGAACGCATACCTATAACGTCTGGACAGGCGGACTGCCCAACAGTTATAACCTGTTTGTTATCGGCCTGGATAAACCGTTGCTAACCTTGCCGGGAACACCCAAACGTCTGGACCAGTTCGGCGATAGCCTGACCGCCGGGCTTGCGTCAACGTCAATGGGCGAAGTCGAGACAATGAGAGTCGCGGCCTATTACGGTTATGCGGGTGCGACTTACGGGCTATCCGGTGAAACGATTGGGCAATTTGCAACCCGTCTGCCCAATCTGTTAAACGGCATAACAGCCACCGCCAATGATGTGGCCGTCATTGCCCAAGGGCGCAATGGTTCCAGCACGGATAATCCCTTGAGCGGTGGCGATATAACCGCTTATACCGGCTTTATTACCGCACTGTTGGCGAAAGGTTACGGCAAGGTGCTTTGCCGTGGCATCATCCCGGAACAATCCCCTAACCGTTGGACAGCGAATAATGCGTCCATAGCCGCTATTGTTTCAGGTCTGGCAGACTCCCGCGTTGTCTATGTTCCAGTGACTTCGTGGGCTGACCAATGGGTTTCCTGTGGCGATGGCACGCATCCCGGTGATTTTGGTTATACGCAATGGACGGCGTTGGCCATCGCGTCTTATAACGGGCTAATTTGATTGAATAACCGTATTTCCGGCCACTCAATCAAAACAAAATGATCCCCGATACCGAACTTTTGGACGAGGCACTCCCTGTCGACGCTTATGCTGAAGAATGCCCCCGCTGTGATAATACCAAGCTGGGGATAATGATTACCCTACGGCTGCAATACTGCCCATGCTGTCATACCTGGCTTAGATACGCTAAAGGGTCGCCTAGCAAGATTGAGCAGGGTTATTGACAGCCGCCGGAAACTAAACTAATCTATACCTTAGAGGCTTGATAACCTCATCACAAGCGGAAACCGCACCCGAAAGAAAGCGGTTTTTTTATGTCTACGATTTTAGTTTTGAGTTAGGAGGGTTAGAGAATAACCAATATCTAACGCAGACTTGTGACTGTTATCAACCTCCTAACTCTCCTTCGGGAGCTTTCTTGATAAAAAGCACAGGAGACAGAAATGTCTAATCTAATCGCATTAATTTTGGCAATAATGGCATTAACTGGCTGCTCTGTACTTCCACCAGAAAAAATACTAGCTGATTTTTCTTCTAGTGCTATCGGCTGCCCGTCAAGCGAAATAACGGTATCCAGTTGGGAATATCACAGAAATGCACTTGTAACAGAATATTTCGCAGAATGTCACGGTAAAAAGTTTGTTTGTAACAAGGCAAATGATTACTCACTTGGCAATTTTGCACATACCTATAATCCAGCCACATGCAAAGAAATGTTGAAATAAACAACACACGCATACTGTGATTTATTTATTATGTCACCAGATACCGGTGAATAATATCCAATACCTCACGCTCCCAACTCTCTGGAAGCCCGCCCTCTTGAGTGGGCAAAAAGGCGCGTTGGGGCGAGCCCAAGCCTAGCTGGTGGTACTTGCCATAGGCCACGTTAGTACCAATAATTGCTTCCAGGGCGCTGGCGTTCGAGGTGATGGAGCCTTTTAGCCGTCCAGTGTCATTCAAGGGTTTGGAACTGCCATCTTTACGGGGTTTTTTGAGTGGCAACCAAGGCGAGCCGTAAGGGTCTGCGGCATCGGTAAAGGTCAGGTCTACCAAACTGGCGACGTGTTCGCCGATGTCGGTCATAACCGGTTCCATGTGCGTCAGGCGCTGGCTTAACTGCTGTAAGGCGAGGTCTACGGCGGCGGTTTCTATCTGGATGATCATTGACAATGTGCTGTTTTCAATTTATTATTTAACCCGTAACGATTGATCGACGATGTTGACATCAACCTGATCAGGAACCAATCGGGCAGTGCGCCAGATGTCTAGGCGCATTGCACATTCAATCATTTCGATAAATTAAAGCACCATCGCGCTTTGATTCAAAGTAATCAGAACGAAAGTTTTGATAACCCGTCCAACCTGTCCACACCTTCCCTGTTTGCCTAAAAACGGCCAATACATTCATGATGTCTTTTTTAATCAAAAAGCGCGATAAAAAATAAAGCGCATTATCTTCATATTTACCGGTTTTTAACCATATTTCAGCGGGGTTAAGAATAGTATCTGCGATATGCAGTACGTATTGTTCACGCCCATGCTTGGTTATTTTTGAATCGCCACTTTTATGGTTAGAAAACAATTCATCAGAAACTAATAATTGATGAAGACCTGTTTTAGCCTCAACAATGACCTGCTCATTATAAGCCGCTCCAAACTGCTGCATGAACTGGGTTAAATAAAAACGATCATCCTTGCCCTTGTCGAATACCTGAAAATCAACTTGCTTAGGTGGCGGCATTTCTTTTTGAATATCCAAGCCGACTGACAGCATATTTAAAATATTTTCCCCATCGCCATGGCACCAAATAGGCTTAGTATATCGGCTCTTTCCCCCTGCCGCCAAGGCTGTAAATGTCCCGTTACATTGCGATTGTTTGTTGTTTATCGCCCGTTTAATCCCCTCCATCGGCTCCTTGCCCGGATTATAATCCCAGCCTTTATCTGGCTGCATAGCCTCAAGATCGATGGGCTTGTTTAAGCCTTTGCCATCGCCTGAGCGGGCTTTGGCTTGGGCTTCTGACATCGAAATTAATCGACATCGGCAATTGAAACCTAAGCTTGGGCTGTGGGTATTCCAGAAGGGGTCATCTACCGGCCTGATAATGCCATCGAGGGCAAGGTGGGCTGGTCTGACGCGATTGTCATTTATCGCGTCTAGCATCAAATAAGGCCGCGTGGCTTTTACGGCTTCGAAGCGCTGCCAGCGCCCACGATTGTAATTTGACTGTATGTTCGTCCTGAAAATGGTGTTTAGCCGGTATTTAGGCAAGTCCAGCGTGCCCGATTCAAGGATGTTTTTACGCCAGGTAGCGAGGGATTCACCACTCTGCAGGGCGGCGGCTAGGGAATCCCTGACGACCGTTAACTGGTCAAGGCTGGTTATTCCGGCAATGCTGAAGGCCAGCTGGCGGGCAATGCCCTGATACGCAGCAGAATAATATAATTCTGGTAAAACAACGCCCCTGTTTTGCGCCGCCTTTATGGCCTGAAAAAATGGGGTGTTAAGCGATATTGATAACGGTTCGCTCATCGCCTAACCCGCATGGACATATCCCATCACATCAGCCGCAAACAGGGCTTTAGCCAGCGTATCGCTAAACTCGCTGGTATCGGTATCAACCAGGATAGCAGCCAGCCGTTCCTCCAAATCCTGCGGATCAGTAGCGGCACGGATAGCAGAGGCGATTAAATCGCTGTTGATCGGGCTGCCCTGGGCATTTAACAGACTGTCGGCTAAATCTTCGATGACTTGCTGTTGTGGCGTAAACATGGGCTTAGGTAAGGCCGCTAACGCCGATAAGGCGGGTGTAGGTGCGGCAGTGGGCGCTACCGGTGCGCTAATAACCTCTTCCCCCGCTTCAGGCATCGGGATTTTTAACTTGTCGTAGAAATAGCTGGCGGGGATTTTTAAGCCCATCGCCACCAGTTTTGGAAAAGCATCGGCACAAAGCGCCAAATCAGCCGATTGTTGGGTGTCAAAAGTCCATTTACAGCTAAAATTCAGGCCATTGACGGCAATAATCGCGCCAATTAACTGATTGGTTAAGGTTTCGGCTATCTGTTTGGCATCATGGTCTCTAATCTCGTTACGCACTTCATCATGAATAGAGGCGGTGGCATAGTTGCCATTGCGCCCGGTATCGCTGGTTAAGGTACCACCCAGGATGGCTTTTGAGACCGAGGCCTCGCACCATTGAATCAGGTTTAAAAAGCCCTGGCCTTCGCCGGTGGCTGAATCGACGGTTTTCAAATCATCCTGAGTGCCACCTTCCAGCAAGGCCACGCCGTTTTGGCCCATGGCCTGCAAGGAATATAAGATCGCCTGTTTTTTACCCTCATCCTTTTCGTGATGGAACAAGACCCGAATCGGGACGGCATACAGTTCACAAAAGCGTAACCAATTTTTGGTGGCGAAATTCTTGAACAGATAAGGCAATGCCAAGGCGCGGTAAAGCCCTTGAGTGCCCGGTTCTCCGGTGGTTTTGCTGCTATGCTCGTGGACGATCCAGCCGTATTGGACGAGTTCCACGCCATCAATGGACTGGTTATCCCGTAAACGCAAGTTTTGGCGAGTGGCTTGATCGACGGTAAACCAGCGCGTCGGGCGTGGGTTAAACGTTTTTGGCATCCAAAAGCCGGTAGCATCGCGTCCCCATTGCAGTTCCAGCGCCATGAAGCCGTGGCCGATCGCATTCGCCATATCAAACACCAGGGTCTCAATATCGAAGGTGTCTTTGATCAGCTCTTCCAAATCCATCACCGCCCTTTTCTCCCGTGCGCCTGCGCTGCGGTTGGGTTTAAGCGACCAGTCTAACTGGGCGACGGCCATTTTACGCTTGGTCATTTCCGCATAGATGTGAGCGTCACGCTCTTCCATATCGGTAAACAGCTCGGCTTGTGCTGTCAGGTACCCCGCTTCAGCCTGGCTAAGTAGGTTTAAGATAGCCGTTATACTGGTCGATGGGTAATGCTGCGCTATTTCGCGCTGCATGAGGGGGTTGATGGCTTGTGATTTTGGCGTCATGGTGATTACCAGGCAGTAATGGGCGTAATGGTTGATGTGGTTATGCTGTGTCCGCTTAGGCCTCTGTGTATGATAGGCTCAAGGCTATAACGTATTGCATCGATGCAATGTTGGTCTGCATCCACCAGCTCGGGCAAAATGTCACCACTCAACCTATCTGTTTTATAGCGATAGAGCCGGGATTCTTCAATGGCATGGACGCAACGCGGATGAATGATGATTTTTCGGTAGCTTCTCAGGTGCATCACGCCCTCCTCTACACTGCCCTTGCCCTTGACCGCGCCCCGGATATTAAACCCGGCACGGCGCATATAACTAATCGTTTCAGGGCGGGCACTATCGGCACGGATAACATGGTCTTCTGCACCGGGTACGGTTCTGAATAGCGCCGGCGTGTGGTCGATCTCCACGCCAACACCATAGGCTTCATGTTCGATGTAAAGATAGTCGTCATGTATCCAGCATTTAACCAGCGTGGTGGGGTCGGTGCTAAAGCCCCAGTCAGCGCCAAAGTAGGGGCCGTCCCAGTATTCCTTAGGGATAAATGAATCGATGCTGACCTTGCCCTTGAGCACTTGGGCATCGGACACGCTTTGATACTCACCCAGCCAGACATGGGCGTATTTATCGGGGTCGCGTTGCTGATCCATGATCATTTCATCGCGTAGCACATCAGGGAACCAGGGGTTGTCTGAGTAATTCGCCTTGACAACAATGGCGTCCTTGGGCGGATTTTCCCCGCGTAACAAGCGGTCTATCGGGTCACTGGGCTTGTTGGGGTTCCATGAAAACCACAACTGACTGCCTGGCTTTCTGATGGTGGGCCGTAATAAGTCCAGTGACCGGTTGCTGAGGCTTTGTGCTTCTTCTACCCACGCAATATCATAGCCCTCTAAACTTTTAATGGATTCTGCCGTGTGGTTCTGCATTCCTGAGAAGATGATCTGTCCGCCATTGTGGCATCGTATGACATTATCCAGCACGGTAAACAGGGAGCCTACGCCCATTTGCTCTATTTTTTTTTCCAGCAGGCGCTTGACCGATTCTTTCAAGGATCCCTGTATTTCACGTATGCAGACAGAATCCGTCTTTTTTTGTAAGTGCCTGGCAATCATCATGGTGGCGAAGTGGTGGCTCTTGGCGCTACCCCTTCCACCCCACGAGCCAAGGTAGCGGGCGGGCGCCAGCAAGGGTTTAAAAACCGGCGGATAGCTAATCCTCATTGGATTTTACCACCCACTCGATAACATCAATCTTGATCGGATCGCCATTGGGGCCGCTGTGTTCAGTGGCCAGTTTATCACCATAAAATCTGGGAAACATTTTTGAAGACAACCACTTTCTTGTATCCAAGCGCAGCCGGTCGCGCTGAAAATCACCTGTTGGATTATCAGCAATTTCTAAAAGTTGATCTACCAATGTTTCTGCTTTTTTTTCTCGCGCGCGCGCGTAGTGCTCTGGATGGCAATTTAAATAGTCATAAAGAACCGCCTCACTCACGTTATTTTTTTTTGCTATTTCCCTCATAGGCATGGCTTCGCCTATCTGATTGCAGACTACCTCAATGCCGACTGCATCTAATTTTTTCTTTTTGGCCATAACAATAACCTACCACGACTCAAGCCTGTTAACCCTGTGGTGGACGCCTTCAACTAAACAAATCCAGTTGTGGGCTGTTGCGGTTAGGCTCTAACCCACAGATATTAATTATTTGCCTGTCAGTCAGGTTAAACTTCCTGGCCAGTGTTTTTACCGGTGTCCCGTTGTTTTTGTCGCATTTTATCTGACTATTGCGTGCATCCAACAAGGCGTGGTGGCAACGGGGGATAAACAGATAACAGCCGACATAGAGTGAGTATAGTTTAGTGCTGGCCTCGCTACTGATACCTAAGTAACCCGCCTTGTTTTTAGCAAAAAACAGCGTGCTTCCGCCATGTAGTTTGACCAGCGCCAAGGTGTCCGGTTCGCCGATCAAGGCAATCAGTTCATTAATTGATTTTGGAATCCCCATCATTTTTAACCCGATAGAGCTGACACCGCAAGCGCCCCGAAAATAGCCATGACAAATAGCACGAATACGCCGACTATGACCGCTGCCGCGAAGAGCTTATTACATTTTCGCATGGCTGAATTGAAGGTCATTGACTTGTCAATACCTCCTTTTCAATATCATTAACGATATTTTTAAACACATTCGCAGACATAAACCGTATTAAATTATGGCTTCCACACACTTGAAATTTTACAGCGGTCAAATGCACTGTGTCATTTTGGAAAATCCATTCGACAATCACATCGAAATTATATAAAATCATCTTATGCAGGTGGATTAGCTTATCGGGTTTCATGCCAATTTTTTACCGGCCTGGAAGTCGGCCAGGGTTAGGCCGCCCGTTAGCTGAAAATGGGCACTCTCGCGAAACATTTTGAAACGGCCCGACCATTCAAGCCCAAGTTTCTCGCCTATTATGCCGCATTTGGTAAACAATTCCGCATTGTTCCAAACCGCTTTACCGTGGACTATCGGGCAGAAATCGAAGGCAACCTTGTGGTTATGGAAAGATTGCCCCGGCTTGGCATTGGTGACACGGTTGCCCGGTTTTGTTCTGCCTATCGCGTATAAAGCGGCTTGTTCTTCGTTAGACCGAAAAGTGGAAGTGATTATCACAATAATCCCCTGCTTCTCGCATTCCTCGACAAACTTATGACAAAGCACGGCAACATGCGGCTCTAAATCATTAATATTTCGGCTCATTTATATTTTCCCCCGTATTTTAGAACCCTCAAAAACTAACAGCTGAACGTCCACGCAGCGGTTATTATGAGGGCGGCAATAACAAACCAAATCACCCACTGGTCGAAGCAATAAAGTAGCCAGTTCATTTTACGCCAAGTTTTCCACAGTTTCTGTGTATAACACGTTATTAAACACCGTTTTTCATCCCCTAATTTGTTGACTATAGGACGCTTTTTTCAGATTGTCCAAAGTTTGTACAGTTTTTTTAGTCTTTTTGTGTTTTACGTTCAAAAACATCAGCTTTGGAGATTGCACTTGCAGCCTTTTTTTATGTGCGCCAGCGCGCCAGTGATGGACCCATTGCAGCGCATAACCGCGGTCATATAGCTGGTTATTCCCCTCTTTCCCGATACAAACAGGTGGTTTTGACAACCTATTCCTGAACTGTTGGATCAACTCGTTATAGCTCACGCCGGTGACATGGCACAGTTCTTTGCGGCTGATTAGTACTTCGCTCATTTTGTTACTTTTTCGCTGGTTTTGTCTATATTTTCGCTGCTTTTAGCCGCCCGTCATAAATCCGGTTCGGCGGTAATTTTAACCACGATCTTGCCCTTAAAATCTTCCTGAAAACCGTGATAAAAATAATGCGGTATAAAATTCCGGTCATTCATGCCCAAATATTCTGCTATCGAATCCTGGCCGAATTTCATCATGGCGACACAATTGTCTTGATCGTAAGCATGTCTGCTGGGTGGATAGAAATCGAGGCTTAGATGTACCTTTTCGCCGCCAGGATTGACCAATCCGGCTTCTTTGCACAAATAAAAAACAGCCCGCTTATAATCTTTGCCGGTTTTGGCTTTGATGTACCAGTGGCAACGGCTGTTCGGACTCAATTCCTTTGGGGGCCATGGCAAAACAACCTCGTTGGAAACTAAGGTGTCCATGCTGCTGTGTCCCTGTCTAAATCCCGGTTTGGAATGATGACCACATCGCCCTGAATCGTGTAATGTTTGGTCGTGTCCTTTAGTTTGCATATCTCGGTTGCCTTATAATTTATCGGAAGTTTCAAAGAATACGCTTCATCGTTAAACAGCATAATGTGTATGCCATCATCAAGAGCGACGATGTATAAGCTGTCAGCACCTAGCAAGGTGGCTATTTCAGTGAGGGATCGGATACCTTCAAGGTCGTATTCTAGCCCGTCGGCAAGGATCACTTTACGGATAAACATCGTCAGCAATCCACCAAAATCAAACTAACAAACAATTCTCTGAGGGTTTTTCCGCAACAATGGCCCTCGCCATCGGGGTTAAACAGCCACCAGATACCGTCATTTCTACCGATGTAAAAGCCTTCCAGGAGCCGCGTTTCAAGTAGTTCAAACACAGGATAAAGTTTATCGTCTTGTTCGGTCACACGCCCTCCCCGATCTGCCAAACCACATTCCGGTTATCCATGCGCATCGAGGCCATGCAATACGGTTGATCCTCGAAATTATGGCAATACGTGTATTTTTCGAACGCACAGCCAATACATGATTTACGCTCAATGGCCTGGTATTTAACGCCCTCAAACTCAAAACTGTCTTCAGTCTTCATCGGTGTAGTAACCGTCACGTTTATCGTTGTGCCTGCGGGTGAATAACTGGCTTTTAACCCAGTCTTTTGTCCGGGTTTCTTCGCAATCTGAGCAAATGTAGTCGCCCTGCCTGGCCGTGTGTATTTTTGCCTCAATTTTTGCCATGTGCTTTCCATAGCGGCAATAAAATTCTTTAGCCATAGCAGCAATGCACTTAATGCCGGTAGAACGGGTAGGGGCCACCCTCGCCCGGAAACAGGCCGAAGCAATTAAGCACCGCCAGCAACACCAGCAACCCCACTAAAACCCTGATAAGCATCATAACCGGCGGCGGAAGTGGCAAGAATTGGGCGATTAAAATTTGTAAAACGTAGAGGACAATAATGGCCACGATTACGTAAATAATTAGATAAATAATACATTGTAACATCTTGATTACCTTTAGTTAATTTACTATTTTTTGGGATTACAATTAGACATTATTGGGCTTCCATGGTTCTGCTTTGTTCCGGGCAATGGCGGCGGTGCGCTTATCCTCGCAGTCAGCACAGATGTAATTACCCTGTCTCGAGGTTGGCAAGCGATCAATCTCAAATTTCCACTGACCACAGTAACGGAAAAAAAACTGCGGTTTGCTGGGTGGGCTGTCAGGGCCTAGCATTTTGTGTAACTCCCATAAATCTTTTGTTCTTTCAGCAAATCAATAAACACTTCGCTGACCCATTCCTTTTGCGGGATGGTTTTATCGGCCTCAAGATAGCGGTTTATAAAATAATCCTGCTCTACGCCGCAGCGACGGCAGGCTTCGAGTCCGTTGGCAATCCAAGCCGGATCACGGCTATATTTTTTGGCTAACTCGGCTTCGTTTACCCAACCAAATTTTTCACTGGCCTGGTCAGGTGTCAGTATTTTTATACTGTCCGCATTATAGTTTTCATCACGGATTAACTGAGGCACGATTTCAGGCACGATTTCAACTTGAGTCGCTATCTTTATCGTCGTTTTTTGTTTTCGTGGCGTGGCGGGTATCTCACGTCGCTCTATTAGGTGTTTATACGGCCTATTCGCCTTGTACAATTCAGTTGCTTGCCTAACTCGCTCAATGGCCTCTTCCTGCGTTTGATGAAACGCCAAATGCACGGCGCCCAAACTGCTGGAGTATTGTTTTATCGTGTCGTGATAGTTTACGTTCCTAGGGCGTATTTTAGCTTTCATTTTTTTTATCTCGGTAAAAGATGCTACTTTTTCATTATCGTGTCTTCTAGGTGCCTTCACGTTCGTTAAAACACCGTTTTACTCTCATCTTCTGCTTGCCTTTGCAAAACGACCAAATGCCGGTTGGCTGCCTCGACCGTATTGAGCAACTGCAAATAGTCTTCCTGCTCCAAGCCGCCGAGTCTACGATGCCCGTAGCGTTCGGCTTTGAGCTCGTTCACCCAGTCGACTAGATCACGCAGGATTCGGAGGGTTTCGTTGTGCATGGTTAGATTTCCAATTTTTCACAAAAGCTGGCAAAGTGACTCCGGCTTTTCTCCAGATCAACCGGCCTTTTGTCCGCCTTAAGCGCCTTTTGTTCGGTTAACGCATAATCAGGCCAGCCTGGAAAACCTTTCAGCAATAATCTCTCGTAAATCGGCATGATGGTTTTTATTGCGGTTACTGTCCTCACCGTCCGCAAAATATGCATATCAACCTGGCTGGCTATGCAAAAAATCAACGGATGACCATACCGGGACTTGATACTCCCTGTCTTCCCAGACACGGAGACCAACACATTGACGCACTGCTCAGATGTTGGAATGTCCTCCATTTTTTTGCTCAAGCACAATTTCCTGAACTCGGGCAATGACGGCGGCCATTCGCACGACTTTGAAATCAACATGTCAAAACCGATCTTAACCTGATCAATGCCGAGGCCTGATAACCCTTGCTGCCATGTTTTAGCCGCATCGGACAAATGGCCTTTTGCATCGGTTGAAAGGCCCATATGGCTAGCCCACTTGTAACCGTAAATCGACAACATGCGTTTCCACAGATGAAAAATAACCTGATCGCTTAAGCATTCAGTTGACGGTTCTTTCCCGTTCGAGTTGTTCTCGTCGTAATCTTGCTTCGAGCCGCCTTCCTGCTTGTTCTTCAAGCTCCATAAGGCAGAGTTTTCGACCAGTTGGAGAATGGGTTTCATTGTTTTCTTCTTGTGTGTCATAATCTTCACCGCTGTATTCGTTGTTTTTAGAAAATAAGTCAGAACCATTCACCTTGCCTGGAGGAGCGTTCTGGCTTTTTTTATGCCCGTCGTTTTGTTCTTTAGCCAGCCAGCTATTCACAAACCGGGACAACCCGCTTTTGGTTTTCCTGCGCTTGGGATTGCTTTTCAACCATCCCAGCATATTACGCAATTGCTGACCGACATCCACAGCCGGATAGAGCGATTCCCATTCGCACACATCGCTTTGCGTCACTGCATAAAATTCCCCGGTCTTGTTCGTCGGCAATTCGACAATGACGAGAGAGTGTGTTTTGACGGTCGCTATTCCGTCATTCCCTGAGAATTTTTCGGACTCCATTTCCGGCGTTTGCTGTTCTGAGCTTTTTTGCTCAGGACAAGAAGTAAAAGGAGTACGTAGTACTTCTTTTATATCTGTTTCTTCTTTATATTTATCTTGCTTATAAGTAGCTTGTAAGTTTTTAGTATGGTTATCTCTATAATTCAATAAGTTGGGAATATTTACAGTTATATCGTCAGAAGCACGTTGGACCAACATCAGACCAACGTCAGAGCAACATCGGACTAAATGCAAAAATTTTTTAGTGCTGATGTTAGTTTTTCTACCCCATCTGGACATGCTAAAAGTAACTTCACATCGATTGGATTGATCGACATATTCAGCAACAATCTCGAGCATCTTGAAATAAAATCCATAGCCCTCTAATCCGCACTTATCTTCAAGACGAGCAATCTTCTCGTCATTTCTTGCGGTCGATAAATGCTTAAACCATTTCATGACTAATCTTCAAAACAATCATCATCATTATTAAAAAATGCCTTTCCGTGGTAATGGTTATATTTAATAAGCTGTATTATTTCTTCTGGCCTTGGAAAATATTTGCTTGACCGGGCATGGTCTCTAAGCGCATTTTTTATTAGTAATTCACTCTCTTTCTCGCTAACGCTAACAACCAAATTGAATACAAATTGATCTTTTAAAATCTCATAATAAAATTGAGGAATTAAATGATCATCTAATTTAATAAAATAGGCTCTTTCTATCATTCTTATTTCATCAGAGAATGAGCGTTTAACCACATGTCCACAGATAAATTCTAATTCTTCAGTTGTCATCCGATATCTTCTTCAGCCTCATAGCCGTCTCGGGGTGCAGCCTGGCGTTGTCAAATGTAGTTACAATAAATTGACTTTGCTTATTATTGTAGCTACAATATTCAACATGAAAATTACTTATGACCCTTCTAAACGAGATAAAACCCTTGCTGATAGGGGCATTGATTTTTTGGAAGCCGCCGAGGTTTTTGCAGGCCGCCACTTCACTTTTTTGGATAACCGGGCTGATTATGGCGAATGTCGGCAAATCACCGTTGGCTATCTGGGCGTGCGTATAGTGGTTGTCGGATGGGTCCAGCGCGGCAATGACCGGCATGTGTTCACAATGAGGAAAGCCAATGACAGAGAAATTAAAAAGTACACCGAGAGACTGGGGCAAGTTTGACGCCCATGTCATCACGCAGGACGAATATGATGAATTGCCTGAATTGACAGATGAATTTTTCGAAAGCGCCGATTTGTACGAGGGTGAGAAACTCATACGGGCGGGACGGCCAAAATTGCTGCACCGTAAGATATTACTATCAGTCAGGTACAGCCCCGAAGTAGTAGAGTATTTTCGCGCTACGGGCAAGGGCTGGCAGACGCGAATGAATGATGCGCTCAAGGAGTGGCTTAAGGGCCATGCGGCGTGATTCAATTTGACCGAACCTTAAAACCTGATAAAATAACCATGCTTTTTCCTATGTAATAAAAGTGTTTTAAGCCCCGGACCTCATTAATCCGGGGTGTTCTTTAGCGCTAATGCAGCGTTTTATCTGCCTGCCTGTCTTCAGGTTGCTTGGGGTAAAACCGGCGCTGAAGCATTGCCTCTTCCTCTCCAAGGTCTCCGCTTTTAATCTTGCGCCAGCAGATACCACAAAAGTATTTCGTGGCACGCTCTGCGGTTTCCGTATTCTCACAGGCAATCATCATAAAATTAACCAGTGCGTTATCACTAAAACTGTCTGAAAAGTTCTTCCAGATCGAAATAATGAACGACCGGGTAAAGCTCAAATCCGGGTAATACTCCTGGAACACTTCTTCTAGTGCTCCCCATTCAAAATCATTGCGCATCGCGTTATTCCTTCAATAACCCCTTAAAAAAGAGAGCCTGGCAGCACCGTAAGGGACAGCGTTTTCAGTCTCGATAACCTAGCCACGCTCAAACTCAGTTGCTTTACTTTGTCTTGATTACTGGTTAATTACTGCTTCACATATTTAATCAGTGTAAAGATCGGGGCGTATTTTTTTTGCTAATTGGTAAATATTTAACGCGTAATGCGAGTTCTTATGTACGCCTGTACGTACTCTATGAATAGTTGCCTGTGAAGTACCAATGAGCATACTTATTTCTCGGTCAGTTAATCCCGTATTTCTTATATCGGTGAGTATTTTTTGTATGTTTAATTTCATAACAACAGATAATATACGCAAACGTATTGGTAGTCAATACGCCAACGTGTTTGATTCTAATGTTCCATCGCTCTACATTGGACAAATGGACACATTGAGAGAAAATATAAGAAAAAAAATGATTGAGAAGGGCCTAAACCCTTATACTCTTTCTGAAAAATCAGAGGTTCCACAACCTACGATTCAGCGATTTTTGAGTGGCAAACATGGCGATCCAAGATCAAGCACCATTCAAAAACTAGCTAAAGGACTTGATGCGACTGAAGCAGAATTAAGGGGTTTTGATAATGTGTTAGATAGTAGAATTAAAACCATTAATGAATTAATGAGTAAATTATCCAGTGAGCAAATTAGTAGCCTTGAATTAATTATAAAATCAATGGTTAATCCTAAACATAATTCAAAAAACCCACCGGAACCCGAAAAAACCCAATTAACAAACGCCATGGAAGGCAGGCTCACACTAGCCCATGAGCCCGATTCAGAGACTTATGAGAGGATGGCTAATAAAAAATGACTGATAATATAGACAATATTGTTTTAGAACATTTAAAACATATCAGAAAATCACTTGAATCTTTAGATGAAAAAGTGGATATGCTGACAGGTCGCGTATCCTCAATAGAACAATCCACTGCATTTCTTCACGTTGATTTAGCACAAGTCAAAAGTCGGCTGGATAGCTTTTCAAAACGACTTGAGCGCATAGAGCGTCGCCTTGAGTTATCTGATAGCATAAATTAGTAAATCTCAATACCTTATACAATCAACCCGCCTGGTGCGGGTTTTTTATTGCCCGAAATAAGGCGACTGGGTGTAATAATATTTATTTTCCCTAAATTATACGATTACGTATTGATTAAAATATACGATAGCGTATAATTACCCACACCGGAGCAAATTATCCGTTAAATCGCCTCTCTCGATTTCTAACGGCAGGTCTGTGAGATTCAGGCCATTCTTTTAACTTCATAGGAAAAAGCAAATGAACAAATTATTAACAGCCGCCATGATAGCCCTGATTTCAACGTCAGCAACCGCAGCAACCTTAAAAAAGGATTACCCTTTATGTACCACTGAGGACGCTTTTAAGGAAATGGTCCATGCCCTCGTAAAGCACGATGTAGAGCAATTTAAGGCGCTACTTCTAAACGGTTCGTGTGTCATAACTACGGAGGGGGCCTTAAAGTACACCACGTTGGATCGTGGCCTGCTGGGAACGTCGAAAGTACGGATATACGGAAACGGAACAAACGCTATTGCATACACCAACTACGAAGCCCTGAACCATTAATTTTTAGAGTTTACACAGGAAAAAGCAAATGAAACAACCCGACTGGGCTGACCGCTCCTGGCTGCTTGAACAAACAACCCCTCTAAAAGCGGCTGACACCCGCGCTAAAACCCTAACTGCAATTATGCTTACGCTGATTGCAGCGGCATTGATAAAGGTGATTTGATGGAACCCCAAGCAAATTATGAATTTTTACAAGCCCGTCAATCGGGCCTGGGCGGTTCTGATATTGGGGCGGTGATCGGCGTGAGCCAATATAAATCCGCCCTCGATGTTTACTTCGACAAAACAGAACCCAAGCTGGAACAGGAGCATCAGGAGCATTTTTACTGGGGTCATGCACTCGAACAACCCATTGCTGAACGGTTTTCAAGGGAGCATCCTGATTTTGAAGTGATGCGTAACGTACCGATTGCCATGCACCCACAACATGAATGGATGCTGGCTAATGTGGATGGTCTTTTTGATGATGACCAGGGTAATCGTGGCATTTTAGAGATCAAGACGGTTAACGCCTTCGCTAGCGATAGCTGGGGCTTTGAAAACAGTGACCAAGTGCCGCTGTCCTACGCCGCACAAGTGGCTTTTTATATGGCTGTCATGGACGCGGATTTTGCCATTATTGCCGCGCTGTTTGGTGGCAATTCTTACAAAGAATTCAGGATAGAACGGGATCTGGAAATAGAAGCTGTTTTAATTCGGGAAGGCGGCGCATTTTGGCATAACCATGTTATCCCAAGGATACCGCCAGAACCCAAAACCGCTAACGATGTTGCCCGGTTGTTCAAGCACGACTTAGGCACGATCCTCGAAGCCGACGACAACCTCCTGAACCTTTGCCAAGAGATTAAGCGGCTTAAAACCGATGCCAAAGACTTGGACGGCCTGATTGTCGAGCTGACAACCAACTTAAAGAAAGTCATGGGCGATTCGGCGTTGTTACAGTATGCAGGCAGTACCATTTGCTCATGGAAGAATAATAAGGACTCAACGAAAGTAGGTTATGAAAAAGCCGTCGCTGATTTTACAGGTTGGCTAAACAGTTTTAAAAATAACCCGCAAATGGAAGGTATCTCGGATGTTCTTACCCAATACCTACGTGAAAACACCAAGACTGTGCCTGGTATCAGGCCTTTACTCATTAAGTAGGAGTTTACCGTGAGCAGAAAAGAAGAATACGATTATGAGAATGATGTTTTTTATGATGTTTGGCGTTCCGGTGGAAATCCTGACAACCTTGATATGGACAGGGTTAATGATGATTACCATGACGGCTTAGATCATGAGCAATCAGCGAAAAAACATTTTGAACGTCAAAAAAATAACAATAGGAATTACTGATATGTCAGCACAATTAAAGTCTGCCTTAATAAATGGCAACAAGCCCCCCGTAAGACTCGCAGACCTGCCCCGTGCGGACCAGCTCAAGGCGGTGCTGTTACAGTCTAAACGGCAAATAACCTCGTTGCTGGAGGATGAAACCAAAGCCAACAAGTTTTTAGCGGCTTCCTTGGTGGTGGCTAATGACCCTGCCCTGCGTAATTGTTCACCGGAATCAATTGTCCAGTCATTAATTGGCGTGGCGATGGCTAATCTTTCTGTCGATAAGAACCTTGGACAAGCGTATTTAATTGGCTATAAAGACCAGTGCACCCTACAACTGGGCTATAAAGGCTGGATTCAGTTGTTGTTTAGGGCTGGCTGGCTGGTTAAAGCCTTTCCTGTCTTTGATTGTGATGAATTTAGCATGGCCTGGGATGGCTGGGATAACCGGGTACAATTTACGCCTGATCTGGATGAACGCGATGAAGGTGATTCAGCGTGGTCCTATGCCCATTTACGCGGCGTTTTCGTCATTGCCCGTAACTCGGACACTAAGGACGAGTACAGCGTGTTCGTGGCTAAAAAAGTCATTGAGAAGTTGCGGCTAGTGTCTCCTAACCAACGCGGGGCGACTACCCCACAAGGCATCTGGAAAGATTGGTACATTGAAATGGCTATCGGAAAAGCCGTTAAAAAGCTGGCTAAACTGCTGCCTGTAGGCGATACCCGACAAGTTGCAACCGCGCTTGCCGTCGATGATAAGGCCGAAATAGGTAAAAAGGTAGACTACTCCAGTACGATTGAAAGCGGGATCGTCACAGAAATAAATGACGCGCCCATAGCCGAACCCGAACCTGAAGAAACCATCAATGAAGAAACCGGCGAAATCTATTCCATTCCTGATGATGAACTGCCGTTCGTTGAGCCATTACAAACACCACAAAAACCTGACCCTTACGCATTAGGTAAAGTGCTGGCTACGATTCGCGAGGCTAAAACCGTTGAGGAGCAGGAGCTGGTACATATCGCCATGGCCGAACTGGACAACGAAGCCGGTAAGACCGCCAAGAACGCGTTTACCAAACGCCAAGCGGCTTTGAAGAAAGAAGCCAGGCCGGTTGATAAAAACTGGGCGTTTGAGATTGAATCCTGCAATGAAAAACAGGCCTTGATTGATCAAATTGAAATCATGTCGGATCACGATCAGGCTAAGTTCAGGCAATTGCTGGATGAAAAGCTGGATTTTTTGAGGGATTGATATGGAAAAACCAAAATTAGAAATATGGACAATCTACTTTAGCCCTAAAGATTTTCCGAATGAGTATGTGGCAAGAATGTTTGAACTTGACCAGCCGACAAAAAGTATTTTGAGAGCTTCAGGGCTTGAGGACTTGCGGGGAAAGATTCAAAACTACTCAGACCATGAGCTTGTTAGAATAAATCGTTCAGAAAATGACCATCGCAGCGTGATAGAAAGCTGGATTTGAGAGGTTGATAGACATCGCCATGTGCATAACCACCAAAGAAGCCGCCATTGCTTTAGGCGTAGCGCACGGAACCATTTCAAAAATGGATAAAGCAGGACGCATACCGACTCCATGCGTGTTTGTGCTAAACAAAAATACAGGGCGACAAATCAAGGCCTATGACAAAGCCGAGTTTATGGCCTGGGTTGCAACCAACCCAATCAAGCATTGTGGCTATAGGGACGCGGAAGAACGTCAAAAGCGGCTTAAAATTGTCAGCCAGCCGGTTTATTCAAAATCGGAAGACGATGTGTACTGCATCCAGAGAAAAGCCGAGCCGTTTGTTTATTCCGGGTATAAAAAATGGTGGATTCTTAATTTTAGACCGGCGCTGTTAAACAGGGGATATTCGTATGATTGATTTTTATGAACAGTGGATAAATGTATGAATGACGCAATACAAATACACGGCATAACCATCAACGTCGATGCCGATAACCGCTATAGTCTTACCGACTTGTATAACGCCGCTAAAAAAATGGGATTGGCTGATGAAAGTGATAGACCGACCGATTGGCTAAGGACAAAAACAGCTCAAAAGTATGTCGATTTTTTAGAAATTAACGGTGTAAATTCTCACTTTGGTGTGGGCATCCAGCCTATCGAAATAATTAAGGGTGGTGAGTTTTCAGGTACGTATGCGGTCAAAGATTTGGTATACAGTTACGCGATTTGGTTAAGCGTAGAGTTCCACCATGAAGTCATTCAAACCTACGATAAAAAAGTTACCGAAGAACACGCCCAACTCGAAGAACTACAAGCCAAACTAAAAACCTCTATCCCTAAAGACCCTAATTGTATTTCCAGCGTCATCGGCGGAAGTCCTCTTGAAGCCCATAAGTTTTTTAAAAAGATGGAAGTATTAGACTTGGTTAGAATAGAAATCGACTATAAACCCGTCTATAAAAAATTTATTACTGAAAAGGGTTGGGCTTACTTACAAGGCTACAGCAAGGATGGAATTGTACGAGTGGAACCGGAAATGCACAACGCGCTGATGGCGCTGGTGGCTAATTTTGGCAAGGGTAATCAGATTGATATGTTCGGTAGTTTAAAAGAATAAACGCCTGGAAAACAACCCACAGACCGACATTTTTGAAGAAGCGGTTATTTAGACTATGCTTAAAATATTGCTTGATAAAGAAGAAACAGTCTCGGCGGTATCGCTCAGTATCAGCACGATTAACCGTCTGGTGATCGAGGGAAGATTCCCTAAGCCCGTGCGTGTAGGTACTCGGGTTCTATGGCGGCATTCTGAATTGGTCGAATGGTCTGAAAAGCTCGGTGATGGCGCTATGCTGGCTTCAGGAAAGAAACGTGGACGGCCACCCAGCTTGTTAGCTAGATCGTCTGGATTCAACCGCACATATTTAGACAGCATTTCAACGGTCTTATGGCCACCAATAGCTTTTAATTCCAGAATAGAAAGCCCTTTCTCGGCCATCCTTGAAAGTGCCTCATGGCGTAAGTCATGAAGATTCAACCCCGTAATACCCGCTTTACGACATGCTTTTAAAAACGCCTTGCTGTAATGGTCAGCCTGAAACTCAAACAATCGGCCATCCAACCGAAGTGGCAAGCTGTTAATCGCTTTAAGCGCCTCGGTTGATAAGGGTACGTCACGCGATACCCCCCCTTTCGTTTCCGGTAAATAAGCCACTTTTCCCCTGATCCATTTACGCTGAAGTCCAACCAGCTCCCCGCGCCGCATCGCGGTTTCAATGGCTAGCGTGACATAGGCTTTTAATTCTGCGGAGCAATTATTTAATATCAGTTGTTCCTCGCCTTCGTATAAGCGCCGATCCCGTGAGCTATTGGGTTTAGGTAGCCGTATCATGGCAACCGGATTAATCAGTGGCATCCCCCATTCCTTTATAGCAATAGTGAACACATGGGACAGGAAAGCCAGGTCTTTTGTTACCGTACTTCCACTGATACCTTCGGAAAGCCGTGTATCACGCCATATAGCCATATCAACTTGTCTGATAGTGCCTATCCCCTTACCTGCCAAGTGACTTTTTTTCCAAAGAGCAGTACGGTATTTTTCCCGAACCGCGCCCTTTTTTAACGGCATTATTTCAGATGCATAACGATCCAGGCATTCGGCCAATGAGGTTGACAGGGTTTCGCGATTGTCCTGGTAGACACCGATACCCATATCGGATTCAATTTTTAAAGCCCATCGTTCGGCATCGCCTTTGGTGTTAAACGTGCGTCCAATGCTTTTATGTCCCTTACGCCTGACTTGGCAATACCAGCCTGTTTTTTTTTGGGTGAATGTGGCGATTACTTTCTCCAAAATATTAGCCAAGAGAGAAAATATAAACGCAAAAAAAATAACTGTAAATTTTCCTTAGTGCTTACAGAATGCTTTTTATGCCACGGTTATTTATTTTAGAATTTCTTAACCCTTTGATTTTATGGTGGCGATAGGTGGACTTGAACCACCGACCCCGGGGTTATGAATCCCACGACATAGATTGTTTATCAATTAGTTAAATCGTAGTTTATTGATATTTATAAAGTTATTAATTTATTAGTATTCATGATTAAGCATCATAAAAAGCAATAATTGCTTCATTATTGCTTCACTATATTTCAGGCAAAAAAAAGGACGCGCCAGGCGTCCGTATTCCAAGGCTTGTTTTATCACTTATCTAGCAAGTTTGTTTTGACATCGTCTTTCTCAACATCAACACTGGCCTTCAACAATCTGGACTCGATAATACGCTCAACCAGGAACAGGAAACGTGTCGCCATATGTCCCCCGATTCCAGCACAGGCGGCACTCACACCCATGGGTTGTCCTACTGAATCGGTGAGCATAAAAATACCCACACCAACAAAGCCAGAGGTGAAGAGTTCACCAAACAACTCGAATATTTTAAAGTGCCCGTCCTTGATGGACTTGCTGTTTCCAAGCCAGTTGATCAAGCCACCGCTTAAGGCCATGCTTAAGGCGATGACCCAGGTGACTACTGGCCAGGTGCTGGGGTCTGAGGTTTCTTGCATGGCGTTACAAGGTTTTAGCGAGCATAAACAGCGTGTCTATTTGCTCCGGTGTTTGTCCCATGCCTTCAAGTAACGCGCAAACTAAAGGGTCATTGCGCTTTATATCGATGGCGTATTCCCATTGAATCCTGACGGATTCCGGTTGCTGGGCAACCATCGCCTCAACGGCATCTAAAAAACCATGTTCCAACAAGATCAACCGTGCCTGGCGGGGCGTAATCGATACGGCTGCCATGAGTTCAGCGTCCGGGGTTTTTCGGTCCCAGCCTGCGAAAACATGCGGAAATTCGCTGGCATTGCCGACGGTATCGACGACGCTACCATCAGCTAACATCTCGCCTATATAGTACGCGCCTGCCGGTGATTCTGTGGCACTGTCAACGATATAATCTATGTAGAGTTTACCCTCGTACTGAATCGCAATGGCGCTTTGCGGCAGGTGAAAAATACCCGCTTGGTTTGCCTCGGGGGGGGTGTATTCAATAATTATTCTTTTCATTTAGGTCAATCCTGTAATTTCCAACGTGCAGTAACTTTCTAAATAATATTGGACATCAATTTCAAAGCTCTGATAATACCCGTACTGGATCATCATGGAATAAAGATTATCCGCGCCGATCCATACCAGAGGCGTAGACCGGTACGCGGCCAGGGTATTGTAGACCAGGTCAACCCGGGCGTTATCGATAACGAGGTTGACGTTTTGCCGCTTGGAGTAGCGGCGCTTGACGATGGTAGTACCGCCCCAGGCATCAATGGTTTTTGTTGAGTAATCGTTGATACCGGTTTTAACACCGTATTGCGTAGTACCCAGCTCAAATTTTGAGCCGAGAACTAACTTTCCTAGCCTGACATTGCCGGTTGCAACCCTTAATTGAATCGTGATTGAACTGGTCGCTGTCATCCCGAGGTCACTGATGATAAAGTCGCTTAACCCCGTTAAAACGAAGGTTTTAACCAAGGTCACAACCGGGCCTACGTCCGTTACCACGACGGTGACGGTATCGGCTTTGATATTCAATAAAGCCAGGCTATCGGCAGCGACATACGGGGTTATGATAAAGCCGAGGACGCTGGGTATGTCTGAGGTTGATCCATACACCTCATCGAAAACGCGCCATCGGTTGGTTGCGCCCACCACGAACCATTTCGGCGAGGTGCCGGTGATGTTCGATGACGGGATAAAGTTGGTATTGGCAATCGCGCATTCATAAATTTTATGGGTGGCTGTCAGGATGCATTGCATGCCGACGGTATAGGCGGTTGCCGCGTTCCAGACTACTTCAGTCCCGTAAGGTTCAGTCACCGACCCTAGCATCATGGTGGTGTTGATGTCGGCGTAGCGGGTCACGGCAGCGGACATGGTTTTTATATACGAGGTGGTGTAATTCCCAAGCTCAACCTGAGCGCCACCGGCATAAACAGAAGCCGTTTGCGTGCCGGATGATGGGCAAGGGTAGACAACAACACGCAAAACCGTGTTGCCTGTGCTGTTGTTAATAGCGTATGCCTCAAGCCTGAAGAGGCCGGTGGCAACCTCCCTAAAAACAAATCCTACCCCACTCTGTGAGATAGCCGTTTTAGCATCAAAATTGATGGTAATTTGCTGGACCGCCGGCGCTCCGTTTATAAATTGAATGTATATTTTTGCCAGGTTGTCAGTGTCTGACTGCTTCAAAAATAGCGAAACCCGATAGGTTGCGCTGTCGTTGGGTACTGTTGTGTCTTTTAACCTATATTGTGCGATTGCTGCGTCAGTGTCTGACACCAGCGCTAAAGTAATCCCGTTCACCGTGTTGGCTGTCCCTAGCGTAGCCGGTCCCGTCCAGTGGGTAAAATCTTCACTGTACGTTAGCAGGTTGGTGGCCGAAGGTTCCAATAACAGTCTAACTTCAGGCTCATATGAGCTGCGCACTGTATTTATAGCGGCGGTTTGTAAAACACCGAACTCGTCAAACCACGCGCCGGTTGTAGCACGGGCAAAGGTACCGGTTTCTATAATCGGGACGGGTTTGATAAATTTCATACGGTGGTGGCGGGCATGCCGTCAATATCCCATTGTTTGAGTTGCCGGGTGGTTTCCTTGGTGGCGCTGGCATTGGCGGCATCCCCCCGCCTGACATCATCACGAAGATAGTTAACCTCCGCCCTTAACGCCCTGATTTCTTCGAGCAAGGCCAAGCTGGCTGTGTTGGTTTCAGGCGGTTCCATCAGCCGCGCCATCAGCAACTTATTATCCGCCGCCGGGATGATCCGCTCCCCTTCGTGGATATTGGCCTGCATGTCTTTGGGGACGTAATTAACGCCTTTTTCATAGCCTTGCAGCCTGCCGCCATTCCATAAGGTATCGACATCATGCCGGCCTTTGGCTGTTTCAGCATTATATAACGCCATGAGCATGGCTTGGGGTATAACCCCAGCCCTATATTGTGCAATCCGTTGTTGCCACATGGCAATCCAGGCATAGGGTTCATCCCCAACAGGCGGGGTTGGCGGGGGCATATGCCCCTCAGAAACTTTATAGCCCTGGTTGGCATCGGCGGCTCTTTGCGCGGCATCAGCGGCGGCTTTACCGGCCTGCACGCCAACCAGCACGACAATGGCGGCCTGTACGCCTTTAACGGCATCATGGACGGATAACACCGATTTATTGATGGCTATCAAGCCTTTTACTGAAGATTTTAATTCGGTTAACTGCTTCTGCGCATCGGTACTAACAGCTTTAGCCCCGGTTTCCGCATTGCTGACCGCCGCCATGGCCTTGGCATAGTCCCTTGCATAGTCTACCGCCGTGGCTGAATGCGCCATGGACGCGGTTAAAAGTGCGGTGGTGTTGCCTTCCAGGGCCTCCAGTGATTTAGCATAACGGTTCTGGCTGTCGACTGTCGTTCCTAACCCCAAGGCTATTTTAGCGATATTTTCATTAAACAGGCCGAGTGCTTGGGCATACTGCACAGGCTTGGGCAAGGCCGACAAGGCCCCAAGGCTTAACGAAATCCTGAACGCCTTTAATTTATCGGCAATGCCGTCAAACTGGGTTTTAATGCTGGTCAATACGCTTTCAGCCTTGGCATAAGCATCGCTGACATCTTGTGTCGCGTTGATGAGCTTTTGTTGCCATTGGTAGCGTTTGTCGAGGGCGTCAATTTCCTGTTGGCGCTTGGCATTTAATGCCGCCAAAGTACGGCCTTGCGCTTCCATCAGCGCTATTTCCTGATCCTTTCTGAACTTGGCAAGGCTGGCTTGCGCTGAATAATACGCATCGGCAGCCGTGCTTAATTTAATGAGCATGGCATAGCGCTCAATATTGGCGTGGTTGGTCATGTCCAATGACTCTAGCAATAGCCGGTAGCCTTCGCGGGTTTTTGGCAAGGCCAGGTCGACGCTTTTCATCTGGTCGGCCAGTTGTTTATGCTGCCTGATTACTTTCTCACGGTCGCCATTAAACTTATCGAGATAGACGCCAAACTGGTCCTGGAACTCTTTGAGCCCACCCACGAATTGCACAATGCCATCGGCAATCGCCAAGGCATCACGGCCAATGGTTTGCCGTGACACTGAGAAGGCGTCTTTGACGATGGCGACCTCTGCGACAACCCGTACAGCGGTCTCCAACATGCCTTCGCCAAGTTGCTGGTATTTACCCACCAAGCTTCCGAATACGCTGGCGGCCATATTATCCAACGCCGCGCTAATCACATTGTTCAATTTCTTTGCGGCGTCTTCGCCACTCAAGCCTTTTAAATCGACTGATATGGACGGTATCATATAAGCGCGTAACTTTTGCTCCATCCCCCCGCCAAGTTCCTGGGCAACGCCCATCATGGTTGAAACGGCGCTATGCAGGACGGCGTTTAAAGAACTGGCAATATCATCGCCCAGTTTTGAAAGCTGCAATGAATAACTGGTTTTTTTAGAAAACCAGCTTTTCGTTATGGTCGAAATAACGTCTGCTTGAAAAGATTGCAAGGTGGTTCCATCCAGCAATGCCCCCACATTAATACCGCTGGTTGCAATTCCCGTAGCGATTACAGCCTTGGTTGTCGTGCCAAACAGCCCGCCGATGATGGAATCAGTTATTTTTTGAATCCAGCCGCCAATCAAGGGTATTTTCATAGATAGCATATCCAGCGAGTTAGATACTTTACTCAGCGAAGCGCCTATGCCGTTAAACTGTGTACCGCCTGTAATGGATATACTGGTCAGACCACCCGTTTTGAAAATATCGGTTATGGTTTTGGTAATGGCGTTTGAGAGGTCTTTAATGCCGTTATTAATGCCAATCAATTCACGGTACTGCGCCGCATTAATGTCGTTTAACAGGGTCAGTGAATTATTGATGCTTTCCGATAGCTTAAGCGGATCGCCAAGCGAGGTTCCCCCGCCAGCTGTCGCTGCTTTTTGCGCTTCCGTCATAGCGCCCCCACTGCTTCCGCTACTGGAAAACCCAAGGCTTGCCATTACCGCCAACATAGCCGCCACCCCTGCGAAGCCTGCCCAGCCGGATTGAGCGAACATCTCCGCTGCGCCCGCCATAACGCCGGTTCCTGCTTTCGCATAATCGACGGCCATAGCTTTCACGCTCATTGCCATCTGAGCAACGGCCAAGACTTCAGACAGCGCGTTAAAGGCTTTGGCGGCGCTACTGCGCTGGTCAAACATAGTTGCCGCGCCTGCTGAAATTTGCCGCATCCCGGTCAGCGTTGAATTTAAGTTGCCTTTTTCAAGCGTGGCTTCATCATTCGACAGCTTAATTTTGTTTTTCTGGTAATCAATGGCCTTGGGGTTAGCTTCGTTTAATTTCTGCATCCTGGCATTTTCGGCCAGGGCAGCAGTATTTGCGACAATGGAATTAACCATCAGGTCAAAAGCCCCGGCCATGGCATTGATTCCCCCTAATGCGCCATCAAAAACGCCTGAGGTGATAGCGCCCAAGTCGCTGGTTTTTACCTTGGCCTGGTCTAAGGCGGCAACATAAGACTTTAAGGCGTCGGCATCCTTGGCAATGCTGGCTGTTTCGGATGTTTTGGCGGCATTCTTATCATACTGCGCCATGATGGGCGCTTGCTGGTTGGGCGCTATGCCGCTCGCGGTTAATGTGAGTCGATAATAGTCCCGTGCCGATAAGGTGAGTTGGTTGTATTGGCTGACCAGGGCGGCCAGCGCGTCGGCTTGGGTCTTTTTGGCTTTGGCGTCCTTTTCGTTGTTTTGGTTTTCAGCGGTCAGTTGCAATAAATACAGCTTTTTTTCTTCCGACAGAGCCTTAAGCGCGCCCGTCTGTACTTTGTATTCCATCGCCGCCGTAGCGCTGGTGTCCGCTTGAGTGGCTTTGGCTTCCAATAGCGAGGCAACTTGGCTTTCATAAGCGGATTGCAGGCTTTTAACGGCTTGCGCTTCTTCCCGTGCTGCGTCTGAAATAGCTTTAGCCGCTGCACTGTGTACCTTTGAGGCGGCATGATGAGCGCCAGCAGCTTTAGTGTGTGTTGTGGCGTTGGCTTCTATCTGTTTTCTAATTTCAAGC